TTATCTCATATTCTCTTTTCTCTGCAAATAGATCCTGTCTGCGATCATCGCTATAAACTCCGAGTTTGTGGGCTTGCCCCGGATGTTTGACACCGTGTAGCCGAAGAATTTCTGAAGCGTTTCAAGATCACCTCTGTCCCATGCGACCTCTATCGCGTGGCGGATGGCCCTCTCGACCCGGCTTGCGGTGGTATCGAACTTCTTCGCCACCGTGGGATAGAGCACCTTCGTCACGGCGTTTATAACATCCATGTCGTTTATCGTCAGGATGATCGCCTCTCTCAGATACTGATAGCCTTTAATGTGGGCGGGGATACCGATCTCATGTATTATCTCGGTGACGAGACTCTCCACGCTCTGCTCGGCGCGGGCATTCTTAGCGACTGAGACCTGATCGCTCCTGCTTCTTCCTGCGAACTGCCTGATCCTGTCCACCGCCTGCTGCGGATCGTAGGGCTTGTGCAGGAAATAACTGGCGCCCAGTCTGTAAGCGGCGTTTACCACGTTCTCCCTCGCAAAGGCCGACGTCAGAATAACTATCGGTCTCTTGCCCGGGAAGTTATTCAGCCTCTCAAGGATTCCCAGCCCGTCTATCCCCGGCAGGATAAGATCCATTACAAGCACGTCCGGATTTGTGCGCCGTATGAGATCCATGACCGACGCTCCGTCACTCACGCTCCCGGCGACGCGGATATCTGCCTCGCCGGACAGCGTCTCATTCAAAACCTTGCGAATATCCTCATTTGGGTCGGCTAATGCTACAACAATCTTAGTTTCCATAATCTTCCTCCGTACTGTATTATTATACGGCCTCTTTCTCTCTTTAAAACCGTTGTGATGGATTAAATTTAGCATATCACGGCGACAAATGCAAGGAAAAAATGGTATTTTATGGGTAAAAAGATGTGAAAAAATGATGTTGCTTTTCTTGCGCAATTATTCGACACCATTCGACAAATACCGGGTCGGTTTTCATGTATTATGTAAACAGATATGGTTATGTTTTGCGGTTTTCGACATACGAGCTTTCCGGTGACAATCTCAATCTTTTTACGCAAGATGTTTTCGACAAAAAATTTTTGTCATAATGACGATAAATCATCTCGTTTACAGCCCGTCATTTCGTTTTATGCAGCTTTTCCTTCAAAATAAGCAAGAGCCCGTGAGCCAGACACAAAGCTCACGGGCTCCTGCTATATATAAGACACGTAAATCAGCTTTCCTCGTAGGCGTAAATCACCTTCAGATGGCACGGCAGAATGCTCTCGATCCATGTTTTCAGCTCCGCCGCGTTTTCCGGCTCACCGAGAACGTCCGGGAAGATGACCCGTACCTCGTTTACGTTTGCCGTCTCCTCCACCTCCGCCCTTGTGCCGCAGCCTGACAGTATTGTGTTAAGCTGAGTTTTTGAGAGGTGCTGATTGTTTATACTGAGCATGGAGATTATCGCCGCTCTTCTTGTCTCCGCATCCGTTCCGTATGTTTCCGGCAGTATCTCCTCATACATGCTCAGTCCGTAGTCTTCCGCTGAGGTCACAACGCACTCCCGCTCCAGCTCCTCCGCAGTACCGCAGCAGTCGTCCAGCGCCGCGCCTATCGCCTGAAGCTCGCACACGTTGTAGCTGCCGTCCTCGAAGTCATAGACCCCCAGAGGCTTTAGCAACTGTATCAAATAATCAGAATAGCTCATATCAGATCACCGTTAATTCCATTCCGCTATGGCCAGATTGCCGAGGACAGGCAGCTCGTCGTCATCAACAGTTATGTCTTGCGTGGGCGACTGGAATGAATAGTTCCTCACGCCCCGGACTCCGTACACGATGCTGCCCAGCTTTGCCATGAGTATGTCCTTGCCGAGAAGCGTGCCGTTAAAGTAATCGGTGAGGGCTCGTGCAACCAGAATGGTAGTCGCATTAAAGCTGTAACCGTTCTCCACATCCAGCTTCAGGGAGATATTCACAGTGACAGGCGTCGGCGCGTACACATCCACATCGACGCATATCTCCCTCGACATGTCGATTTTGCTCTCAACGGAGTTTATCAGTCCGGCAGTGGGTATGCCGTCTGTCCCTGCCACCACGATATCGACCGTACCGATTCCCCTTTTCTTCGGGATGACCTTCACCGCCGTGACGCCGCTTACGGACAATGCCTCCTTTTCGTAAAATGCAGTATTTGCGCCGTTTGGTAGCGCACTGTAATTGCCCAGTATCCTCGCCCGCAGAGTCTCATCGTCCTCCTCATCCCTGCCTCCCGTGAAGGGGCTCTCGTTCACGCAGGACACTATACCCACCGGCGGCTGGGACATATAGACGATCGTATTTGCCTCCACGTTGTACTCAGACCCCTTATCCACGGATTTCGCCAGGGAGACGCAGGTCTTTGTCCCCACCTGTATCGTCTCGGTCTGCATGGTGACGAATCTCATGCCCGATGCTGTTACGCAGATCGTCCCAGGCGGGACTACGATCTCCTGATCCACGGTTCTGGCGGCGGAGAATTTGATATACCCCGTGGAGTTTCTGGCCTCCTCACGACGGAGTCCCCGCATCTCAGCGTGGCAGTCGAGATATTCACCGTTTGCCGTCTGGGGGAAGCACTGATCCTTCACCCAGTCGTTGTATACGTATAAGGACTCTATCTGCGCCGCCGTGGTATACAGCCGGACCGCCATATCGCTGCCGTCTCTGACTGACACGCCCGCATTGTCGGCATAGATCGCACACATTTCCTGATATATTTCATCTGCTGTTTTCATTTTTCACCTCACACCTCTACGGCCAGTTCCCGGACTGTGCCGTCGTATAACAGCTTCACGTCCACTCTCAGGCTGTCGTTCAGCTCTGTCACCTGAACGTCCGTAACCTTTACGCCGTCCTCATCCTCAAGGGCCTCCGCCACAAACTGTCTTGCGGCGGAATCCCTTGCCGACCTCTTTTCCCTCCCGAGAAGCCAGAGCCTGCTTCCGAGCTCCGGCATAAACGGAAAGCTCCCCCGATGCGCCGTCAGCTTATACAGCACCCGCTGAAGCGCCTCGCCGTCACCCGCGACCGTCTCAAAGCCCGATCCCGCCTCGGTGTCCGGGACGTAATCTCCGTCAATCAATTTCAGTTCCATTTACACGCATCCTCCCGGTGACTGACACATCACCCGATATCTGTACAGAGCCGTCGTTCTTCAAATAGATGGAGGCATTGCCGCCTGACACGATATAGACCTCGCCCTCCTCCATCTCAACGGGCATGGAGGTCACCTCTCTGCCCATGCAGTATGTCTCGTTGTCCCCGCTCTTAATGACGACCATGCTCTGCCCCGCGCTGGGCACCCAGAAGTAACCGCCCGGAGAGAAGAACACGGCGTTTCGCTTTTCCGAATCGGTATACACTGCCGCGTTTGCCCCGCCGATGGTCACTTCACCTGTTGTCGCCTGCCGAGGCGATATCTGAGGCCGTCTGCTTGATAACCACATATTCTCTCACTGCCTTTCCACCAGCGTGATCTCAGTCCCGCTGCTCGTCCCGTTTGCCCATACCGTGACCTCACCGGCCTTCAGCGTTATCGGCGCGCCCATCTCCGGTACGTCCACCGTAATGATGTCGTTGGGCTCCGCCGCGAACAGTGTCGGGAGAGTCACAATATACTGTGTGCTGTCCTTTTTTGATTCGTTTATCTGATATGCCCCGGTGTAGCGCATGGCATTGTAGCCCGTAAGCCTCGGCACGTTGAGCACATGCCTGCACAAGCCGCCCCGGGAAATGAACTCATCGTTTGTCACGACGGTTCTCGTCCCTCTCACCTTGTTTTTAACAAGGACGGAGGAGATCACGCCGTATCGCCGCTCCTTCCGGATGAAATCGAAAGCCTTTGACCTGTCAAGGGTGTAGCTCTTTCCCTCGGCATCGGATATGACCAGCTTCCCCTCACGGGTAAATCTCGGTGTGATCCCCGCCGCAAATGCAGTGAAGCGGGACAGTACCGACCACTCGCTTTCACCGCTGTCCACGTCGAAATTGTAGAGATATCCCAGCGACTTATACGAAACGTCCCTGATGCCCCAGGGGTAGACATGTCTGTCCAGAATATCCCTGATGGAGCAGGCGTAATACTGGGCGGTCTCGGCCTCATTGTCCAGGAGCAGCGCCGCGAGTCCCCTGCCGGAGATCGAAAACAGTCTTCCGTCCCTCATGATCTCCGCCTGAGTCTCATCCACCACACCGTAAAACACCGTCTTTCCCTCGTGGACGGCGGTGAATCTGTATGCCTTTTTCAGCCAGGGCTCCATCTCGGGATCGTATCTGCAGACTACCTCATAGCAGTCGCAGGGTGAGCCGAGCCCGTGGGTCACCGACCAGCTCAAAAGCGTGGGGAGCGTGTACTTCTTGCCCGAATAATCTGTAAGATAGCCTGTCATATAACCTCCTTATGCAACATAGACTGTCTGTCCCACATAGATCAGATTGGGATTTTTTATCTGCGGATTGAGCTTTATGATCTGATTCAGCGTCAGGTTGTACATCTTTGCGATCCTCCACAGACTGTCTCCCTTTTTGACCGTATAGGTCCTCGACGCACCTGACTGACTGCTCTTTGATCCGGTGGAAACCGCGGCTCCGCTTGTGAGCGGCCTGCTTTCATCCTCGACAAACTCAAAGGCATAGCTCACGAAATTCTGAAGCGGCTCCTGTCTGAGGTACAGCGCGGAGAACCACACTCTCACAGCCTGCCACACAGGATGCACCAGCACCCCCGGCGTCCCCTCGTCGAACACCGCTTTCAGCTTCATGAACTCGTCATAGGCGTCGTCGCCCACGAATTCTCCCTCGCCCTTCAGCACTCGCGCTTCACAGCCCATGTCGGTTACCGTCCATCTCCCGAAGGGCACGGGATTCACGGTCAGCCGACGGACGTCCGTGACCTCAAAAGTCTTGGGATTGTGAGGCCACACATAGTTTTTGAATCTCATTGGTGATAATTTCATATTTATCTCCGTTCGCTGATCAATAGCTTGTTATCGCACCGTCATACCGTCTGCTGTCTCTCTGGAAAAAGTCGGACACTCGGCGCATATCGTCCCTTGGGGACAGGCCGCTTTTGTAAGCGATCGGGCTTGTCCCCGGTGCCGTGCTTGAATACATCGTGTAAAAGTCACGGCTGTCGGCTCTGCTTCTGTTTCTTGTCTCCGGCAGCTCGCTCCGGGAGTTTTCTCCACGGGTCACGGTCTCGCCGGTTTGCTTAACGTCAGTCACATCCTCAATGACTCCGATGGCTTCCATCCTGCGGTTTTGATCAGCCTCATCCACGGTCTCCTGATTGTCCGCGGTCACCTTTCTGCGCACCTTCTCAGCGGCCTCAATGACTCCGATTTTTGTGTCCTCGTCAAGCTCGATATACTGCGCCGTCTCTATTATCTCCTCGGCGGTGACGGAATCGAGCACATCGCGGACACTGCCGTAGGCTCTTCCGTCACCGTTGTGCAGTCCCTGTGACAGGAGCGCCGCGCCCATGATTATAGCCATCGCCACATCGTTCCTGCCGTATTCTTTGAACAGCTCCTCGGCGTCCGCCCCGGCGGCCAGATACTGCCCTGCGCTTATCTTACGAAGCTCAAGCTCGTCGCCGCCGAAGCTCACAAGCACATTGTCCATCACTTTGTCTCCACTCTCTTGGCGGCAACGAGGCTGATCTTTTCGATCACGTTATCACCGAGCTGACCGTCCTCCTGTATATCCGACCACTGACAGCCCGTATAGACGATGCGTCTGTCGGGCTTGGCGATGACAAGGGAAAAGTCGTTAAGTGAGTAGAAGTCGATACCGTCGCTGATGGCAGTGTCCGTGGCATAGAGCCTTGTGAGCTCGACTGTGTATGTCTTCTGCCCCTCCAGCGTCGCCACCGGCTCCACCTCACCGAAGGCCTCAATGCTCTTGCTCGCTCTCTTAGCGACCGCTCTGTAGCTCTGCACCACAGCGATCTTTTTGCCGTTTGCCTCAAGATAGATGTCACTGCTGGTGGGGAATCCTGTTGTGTTCATAAGCGCCCTCCTTAAACTGTAATATCGGCGGTGAGAATGATCTTGTTGATACCGTGAACAACGGCGAAGTCAAAGGACACGTTGCATACCGTTGGATCGTTCTCATCCTGTGTGACCACGACGCCGCCGTAGCTGTCGATGATCTCATCGGCCACCTTTTTCTCGAGCATGACCACCACCTGTGTCCTGATGGCGTCCCTTGTCTGGGCAGTATTCTTGGCTCTGGCAAACATGGTCTTCAGCGAATTGCGTATCTCCGGGATCACATTGTCCACGATGCGGATGGTGGTCAGCTCATGCCAGGTGGGGTCGCTGTCGCCGTTTGCATCCTTTGTATATGTGGTGACGCCCCTGATGATGCTCGTCACGCCGCCAACACACTCCACCGGTGAAATGCCCGCTCTCACAAGGGTGTTAATGAGATTCTCGGAAAGAGAATAGGATATCCCGCCGAGGCCGTACAGCTCGGCACCGTTCATCGGTATCGCCGGATCCCGCTCGGAAAGGACTGCCCCCGCAAAGGCCGCCGCCGTTAAAGGACAGTCAGCTTCGTTGCCGTCGGTGTCAAGAGCGCCGGGGGCGACCATGACCATTCTCTCGCAGTTGAGCGCCCCGGCATATGTGATCATGTCGTCGGAGCTGCTGTCGTCGCACTCGACGATGCCGAGCTTGAACTGGTTTTTGTTGTCAGCCCCGAGGATCGCCGTCTTGAGCGCCGCATGGACAGCCGCAAGCTTGGAGTCGCATACTATCGCCTGGACCTCCTCAACAGCCACCAGCCTTGCGAAGGCGTTGGCATAGGTCTGGGCGGCGGGATCGTTGTTGCTGCCGTATCTGAAAACCGGGACTGCCCTGATCTCATATACGCCGTTTTTGAACAGCACCTCGGCGATCTTCGCCATATTGCTGTCTCCGAAGGTGCTTTTGGCTTCGGCGGCGGTGGTGATGGTATACACCTTATTCGCCGTGCCGGCGGACGCTATTGCCACCACGCCTGCCACGCCTCTGCCTGCGGATGAATACGAAATATTCGTAGCCTGATACGATGTGTAAACACCGGATCTCTCTGTGTTGATTGTCAATTTGTTAATACTCCTTTCAGCTTAAAGTCAAGGAACTGAGTGTCGTCGGTGCTCTCGGCGGTGAGGAAGGCCGACAGCTTCAGCTCCGCGTCGCATCTGAACATCTCTGCGGTGGAATCGTATACCGTCTCTCCGCAGCACAGCTCTCTCACTCTCAGCGCCTCCGGCATACTCCCCAGCGCCTCCGCCACCTGTGAAAACAGCGCGAGGCATTTCTCGTGTCCCTGATCGCTCGTCTTGGGCGACCACAGGGACAGCCCGAGGGACAGCTCCAACTTCTTCCCGTAGATCTCGCTGTATGTGTCCGTACCGGCGTCGTAGCGCATGCCCAGATACTCCCTGAACCCGCAGGAGACGGCAGAGCCGGATTTCAGCCCGACCGTGACGATGGGGTTTAGGTGCCGCTTCTTGCCGCCGAAGGGATTCTGGGATATCACTGCCGACACGCCGCCTTCCTCAAGAGAGGAGCAGACCGCCGTAATAACGGTATCAAGCTCAGCCATCGTAATCCTCCTCCTTTATCTCCAGCATGGCCTCCCAATGGGACGGCACTCTTTCCACGACATACTTTTCCGCGCGGATGAACCTGTAGCTCACACCGTTCATCGTCACATAGGACTCTCCGTTGTCGTCGATATCACAGTCCGGCGGGCCAAAATAGTAATACGTGGAATTGTTGACCTCGCCCAGCTTTGTCATGGTCTTCCACTTTTTAAGATACCTCTCGCTTATTACGGGATTGATAAAGGCTCTGACATGGTGCTCTCCGCCTCTCGTATGCACCACTGCATCGTCGCCGTATCTGTTTAAAATCTCTTTAAAACTTATCATCAGCCCCGCACCCCGAGAAAGCTGAAGTCATCGTCATCTATATACGGATACATAAGCAGCTCTGCCTGACGTCTGAGCTCACCGCTTGAACTGCCGCCGCTGCCGTCGCGTCTGACCTCCACGTCCCCCGCTCTGTAGGATGTAACATCTCCGGTGCCGCTTTTTGTGTATCCCAGCATTGAGACGGCTAAGATCGACGACGCCGTTATAAGCGTCTCCCTGCACATTTCGGGCGTGACGGTACTGCGAAGCCGTGAGATGAGCTCATTCTCGGCGGAACAGCAGAAGCCCAGAAGCTCCTCGGATTCCTCTCCCGCCAGTATCACCGCGGCAGCATAAATCTCCTCAGTAAAGATATAATCACCAACCTTTTTTATCCTGAGCCGCCTGACTTAACAGACGGCTCGCCGTTACCTTCCGGTCTAAGTCTCAGTGAAGCGCCTATACGGTCAGCACGCAGGCCGCTTCCTTATAGAGCTTCGCAAAGCCGTAGATGCTTGTTATGGCAGCTCTCTCAAGCTGTCTGTCGATGAGTCTGTCATACTCCACATTTACATCCGCGACCTGTACCATCTCGAGGGCATATCTGTTGTCAACGCCGATGAGCTTGCCCGCAGGTGCCGCGGAGGTGCTGATGAGCTTTGCGCCCAGAGGATTTATGAGCTCGCCTGTCCCCTGGAAGTTGAGGCCCGCCGCCGCGTCCTGGAAAACGGGCAGATTCAGGAGCTGGAGCATTACCGCCGGAGGAAGGATGATCGTATTCATATTGTAGGGCTCGAACTGTGCCCAGAAGTCCAGGAGCGCCGGATATGTAAGGGCGCCGGAGGTGCCTGTGATGGGGCTCGTACCGATCGCGAAGGCGGAAGCGGCATTGTTGTTGCCGTCACCGTTTACGAGAACGTCGATGGCGTCCTCCAGGTGCATACGCATGATGTGGCTGCCGATCTGTCGGAGCATGACGGAGAACACATCGAGGCGCTGGAATCTGATGGCCTCATAGGACGCGACCAGCATACGGCCGCGCTTATGGAGCTTGACAAGGTTTTCCTGGACCTTGATCTCGGTCGTGGGGATCGCCGTACCCTCCTCGACACGTCTCAGTGTCTTGTCGTCGTCTGTGGCGGCGGAGTAGATGGAGCGGTAGTCCATGCCCTCAAACTTTGTGGTGGACGCCACGATGGAGGCGAGGACGTTGCCCTCCTCCATACCTGCTCTCACGCTTCTGGAGACGTATTCGGGGAACAGAACGGAGCTCTCGGTGCTGCGGAAGAACTTTTCAACGGGGTCGCTGCCGGCGCCTCTGACCTTGATGTCAAATCTCTTGAGCTGTCTCTGGTAGGCGTCAAGCCCCTCGATCGGAGTACCGATATAGTTTTCGGAAGGGTCCGCCTTCTCAAGTACCTCTGTGAAGGACATGCCTGTCTGATTGTACATGCCCTTTTCCAGCTTCACATTTTCAAAATGATATGCCATTGTATCTACCTCCTGTTAAATAATAAAACCGACAGTGCCGCTTGCGGAGTCCACATTCAGAACAAGGAACTCACTGCCGCCGCTGGATACGGCCTTTACGCCGCCGGAGCCGTTTGCGCCCAGTACGGCGTAGCCCACGGTGGGTGCGCTTCCCGTATACTTCATGGCAACGAAGCCGCTGACCTGGACGGTGCAGTAGCCGTCCTCCTTAACGTCGATGGCAACGCCCATCATTCTGTCGCCGTTGGAACAGGCGGCAACGGTATCGTTTGCGCTCATTTTCACCGGGCAGCCCTTGGTGACGGACGCTGCCGCCTTAAAGGTTACGCAGAGCTCACCGACTCCGCCGAAAGAAATACTCATAATGCTTTACCTCCATATCAAATCTTATAATAGTTTTCGTCCTGATCCCTGATCTGCTCCCGCTCGTAAGTGAGCTGGCAAACAGGCGGATACAGCTTATCAACTCTTTTCCGGAACATTTCCCTGATGCTCACGAGCTCATCCTCGTCGAGCTTCAGAAGCACGGATCTCACTGTCTCCTCCGGAATATCCGGCGCCGCGAGAGCGCCCAGCTTTAAGGTTTCGTCCCTGAGGCTCTTGAGATACTCCCGTCCCAGCCGGGCTTCCTTTTCCATGCGCTTAAAAGTCTCATCGCTCATCCCCTTTGGGAGATTTCCGTAACGCTTGATGACTCCGGCGTCCCTCTGGGCCGGGACGGCGACAAAGGACCACTCGTAGGCGTCGGTGGGCTCGTTCAGCACACGGCAGCACAGCACGCCGCCGTACTCCCCGCCCCGGATGTGACTGCAGGACGGACTTCCGTCCGGCTCTCCGCAGATATTGCAGGTTATCTCAGCCACACTGCACCCGATGCTGACTTCCTTTTTGATCCCGCTCCTGATGTCGTCTATCAGGGCTTCGTTTTCGCTGTTTTTCAGCATGTACGCCGAGGCTCTGAGATACGTGTATGGCTCCCCCGCCGCCGTAACTCTTGCGGGATCCTCTGCCACCTGTGTCTTATAGATCCTTGCCTTCTGCCCGTGGGCTGACCACGTGTGGTCGAAAATGCCGGTCTTGCCCACAAACATATCACTGAGCTTGCCGATCGCCTCCACCGTGAACCGCTCAAAATCACGGTCGATCTCGTTGTCGCAGAGCAGGATGTCAAAGGTGTAAACCTCGTCCGCGGTCAACGGCGTCTTGGACAGCCTGTTTATGGCCTCCAGATCCTCCTGTGACACCTCTCCTGCCACGCCTGTCATCGTTTCCTTGAGCTTTATCAATTTCATACCTCCTTTCCGGTAGATTTTCCCGCCTGATTTCTGTAATACTCGGCCTGGGCTCTGTACAGCTCGGCATGGGCGTCGCCCTCCGCATCCTGGAGATTGATGTCATCCCAGACGATGCTGTAATCTCTCCTGAAGCCGTGAGTAACGAGCCACAGATCGCAGACCCTCCTGATGACAGGCTCAAGGGAACGTCTGATAGCCGTCATCTCGGAGGTGATCATGTCGGCCTGCTGGGATGACATGCGCTCCGTTGTAGACCAGCTGAAGCCCAGCATAAACGGCGGCAGACCCGTTGCGGCCACAGCCCCGGCGGAACCCGGCGTACCGTAGGAGGGGAC